AGTTGTGCCTGTATAAGCTGCTCCAGTTGCTGCCTCGATAATTGCATCATCCTTAGAGCGTCCCATAGCGAAAGCTGCAGAAGCTGCATAAGATGAAGTAGGATCAATCAGCATCCGTACTTTATCCTCATTATCGATTAGGTCAGCCCAATCATAATCAACCAAAGATACACGGCGGCGTGAATGTGGTGTATCCATGCGTGGTGTATCAGAATGACGAGAAGTTCGTATTGCAGCAGAAACTGCTCCGATCTGCTCAAAAAATGCATTCTTGCCTGTTACACTTTCATTGCGGACTAATCCACTCAAGCGGGACCCTTTCTGCTGTGATAGCAGTTGGATATTGGCAGAATACTGTTCGACAAAAGCCGTAGTAATCTCAACACTCATTATATTTTCTCCAGTAAAGTGTTATTAAAGTAAATAGCAAAAGAGTTACCCGCTTGATACGGACTCCTATAAGTTTCAAGGGCCATTTGGTTATCCTATTCCCTTATGCTGAGTGCATCCGCTCAAAGAGCTTTTGCACCTTGTTAACTAAGACCCCATGATTAGGGTCTTGGTTATTCGTGTAAGCAGCCTGTGACATAACATCATTGATCTGCTCTCTAATCTGCGAAGGATCCATAGAACGACTATTGTCATTCCCTTGGCCTTCAATATTTCCCTCTTCTAAATTGGCTTTAGCGACATTATGCATAAAGCGTACCATCTGAGGATTGTTACCTAAACCTGTTTCTTCAAGATAATTTACAAAATCATCTCCACCGAATTGTTCTACTGCGCGAGTTGCCATTGTAAGGTTAACATCATAGCGTTCTCCCCATTCCTTCTTGAGATCCGTTACGGACTGTTCCTGAGCTGTGGTAGCTCCGTCATTCAAAGCCTCATAAGACTTTGAAGTGTGCTCCCAATACCATGAGTTAAGAGCCTCAATTTGGCTTTGATTAAGTCCAGCTTCATGAGCTTTAGACTTAAATTCATTTATCATAGTTTCATCAAGGTTAACACCTTCAGGAAGACCTTCAGGGGTTTTTAATTCATAACCACTAGCCTCTTCAGGGCGGCCTAATCTATTGTAAGCCGATGACCATTCATCCTCAGTTGTTGGGATTGTGATTGTATCTTTACCAATCATTTTCTCAGCATTAACATATGAACCAGCTAATGATTCAATATCTGAGAATTTAGTTAGAGATTCATTGCTTTGCATCTCTTCTGGTAATGATTGCATCCATTCTGGTGTTTCCATAATCTACTCCTAATGTGCCGTGTTTTCGTTGATGAGCGAGTTTAATATTATAGCTGGGAAATTCTCAGCTTTTACGTCCATATGATATAGAATAAACATAAGGACATCACGACGTCCAGACTTAAATGCCATCTCAATGGGGTCTTTGCTAATCGCAGGGGGCTCAAGCAAATGACCGAATTCCATAAGAGCATTTAAGACTCTACGTCCATGTTCGGAATTGAACGTTAAGTTCAAATCCATCTTCAATTGATCCGCAACTTTATGATCCACTACGCATCTCCTGAATTCTTGCGAGATTTACACCGGCTTCAGAGCCTGTCCGTAACATCTCGACATTTTGGGTTTGTTGCTGTTGTTCATTAGCAACTTGACGGGATTCTTCAACCGCTTCATTAGACTTAAGGAATGATGGTCGAAGACCAAACATTTCAGATATTCCCTTAAGAATCTCATCAGCATCAAAGCGATGAATTAATTCAGGAGTCATTGAAACAAATGGAGTCATAATTTCCATAACCCGCTGTAAGCTATTAGCTTCAAGCTGCTTCTGAGCTCGTGCAATTGGGCTTACATATTCAACACTATAATCTGCTTGCTTAACAGATTCTGGAGCTTCAGGGAACTTACCTTGAACTTCAAGAACCTCGAATACTCTACTAATCACTGTATCAAGAGCTTCTTCTTGCATACGTCCAAGAATAGGACCCATAAGTCTCATTCTCTCTTCAGTGCGTTGCATAACTTCAGTGGCTGTCATTTCAGGACCACGTGCTAACTGAAGTTGGTCAATAAAGAAGATAGCTCGAATACGATTGCGCAATTCTTCCATCATCTCAAGTGAGATAGGAATGTTCGCGTTAGTCATTAAAGGCTCAATACGGTCAGTATTACCTCGGCGGAAATAGTTTATTCCACCTGGTACTGTGCGGATAGGACCAAGGAACCCATCATCTGGAGCTTGAAGAGGAGGATCAACGATTTTCTGAGCTGCCTTAATCGTGGTCTTCATCATTTCATTCAGCATCTTAATATCTGGTAGGGCAGTGATTGCTGGTCCTCTACCATATACTTCGCCAGATGCCTTATAGAATCTAGGCACTGAATAAGGGAATTGGCTAAAACCTCCTTCACTAAGAACATGTTTAGTAGGTTTTTCTACATAGACTGAAACGAAAGGAAGAGTTTCATTTTTCTTAAATGGTTTTGTTCTTGGCTCGACAGCATGAAGTACCTGGATTAGCTGATCGACTTTACCTTCAGAAAAAAGCTTTTTAGTTTTGTCAGAAGCATTCTCACCAAATTTTTGAATGATTTGACGAACGGACATATTAATGGTACGGTACAGGGTATCAATTTTGCCATCTTTGTTCTCCGCAATATACGCCTCTGAGAGAGGGATTGACTTAAATAAGACCCCATCTTTATCACTCTGTTCGCCAGTAAATAGGATTCCAGTACCAAAAGAGGCAAACTCTAGATACATTTCATGGATGTGAGTTGAGAAAGCAGATTTTGAATTCTGTATCTCGTTACGCATAATCTTCTCAGCGCCTTTAAGCCAAAGAGAAGACTCACGTGAATCATTTAGTTTCTCATCTTCAAAGCGCAACGTGAACCACTCTGAAGCAGGGTTAGTGAGTGTTCCATGTAGCCCAGCGGCTAAAATCTCAGCAGCGTGAATCGCTGTAGAATCATAGACTTTTAATCCTTTCTTCGAACCTGAAGATTCCTCACCTGTAAAGGTAGGGTGATTAGGGAAAGTCAATTCAGCTGCTTCTTGCCAGTGACTTTCCCAAGTTCCTCTAGCTCCTGAGAGATCACCAAATCGCTGAATTATGTATTTGGAAACACTCATCTTTTATGACCCAAGCAGAGTCTTCTTAGCTACTGGAGCATCATCGGTTATACCTAACCCACCGGTTAGCATAGTACTTGACCGACCTTTGCGGGCAGACAGACGTTTCTTTTCTCGAGCTGAGGCCTCTTTAACCTCAGGATCAGTACGCTTAGGTGGTGGGGGTGGAGGTGGAGTTGGGGCTGGGGAACTTGATCCAAAACACATAATTTAATCCTTTGTCATTAAGTAACCGGAATAGGAGTATCCCAGTCTGTTATAAAATTTAGCTGTTCTTTCGGGATTGATATTGGTTGTTACTCCAATCTGAATCCCTGAAAGATTTTGGTATCTAGCCCAACGCTCATACCCTTTAATTAAGCGTACTGCCATAGAACCATTGCGCTTTTCTGGGTGTACATATAGCAATAAGTCTGTAGCTATATCAGCTTTGCAAAATGGAGGACGAGTCCTCATCCCAAACATCATGCCGAGTATCTCATTATTTTCTTTAGCTATATTGCTATAGAAGTTGTCTGGTTCATTAATAACTCTATCAGCTATATCCGAACAGTAATCTTCGTCATATGGCCATTGAGAGTATCTAGACTCTTGGTGCATCAGAGAACCAAGAGAGATTACCGCTGGAATATCTGCATAATCCATTGTCTGATAGGTAATCATGCAGCTCTCGCGAGAGGGTCATAGTTGTGATCCTGAGTCCGATGCATTCTAGGAACCTCATCTTCAGCTCTTTTAAGCAATTCATATCCATGTCCTAATCCAGTACACAAGTATTGGAGAGCTTCAGCCACATGACTATACATATTCTTGTCTGGCTTTTCAGCGAATTTGTCTGAACCAGATACATTAATACGGCGATACTTGTAACCGCCGGCCATAGCTTTTCTGAGCATTCTGCATTTTGGGCTTATTACTAATTGGGGGCGACCAAGCAGAGTTAGAGTAGTCAACAATTTAGCTACTGATTCCCTGCGAATCGTAAAGTCATTTGTTGGCCCAGGTCGTAGGAAGACACCCTGAGCTTCTAATACAAAGAAAGGAGTCCGCTCATCAACTTGGCTTCTTTGTTCCCCTGCTGGGTCGCCATATCCTTCCATAGGGAGATTGTCATAATTGCTTATGATCAGTTCCTTAATGCGCCTACCGAAGCGGACAGCTCCCATGTCTTCAGTTACGATCTCGTCTATAATCTGTACTTGGCCGTCTGAAGCTATCTGTGCGATCACTGCTGCAGGAGTGAGGCCAAAGTCAACACCGATAATAACCTTATTAGTCTTCTCGGAGAGCCCTAAATCATGAACACAGTGGAGCTGATCGTTGTACTCTGCATATATAACCTTGCCGTCCTGTACGAAACCATACTTGCCATGAACATATACGTTGATCCACTCTTGGTCCTTACCAGAAGAAAGGCGCTTATAGTAGTGTTCAGGAAGATTCTCGACATTCTCGGCTTCAGGGCTGACTCCTGAGGGCTGGTGAAAATCCTTCCATCCTTCTGGCTGCTGCTCTTCAAACATACGGTACCACCAATGATCCGTGTCAGGTGGATTGGTATCGTTGATTACGCCGTACCAAGAAGCACCACCATACCTTTTAGATGGGTATCGACCTACACGGCCGATGAGCATGTCGAGAATCGGTTTTGGAATTTCTCTAGCTTCGTTAATCCATCCGCCAGTTAACTCTAAAGAGAGAAGCTTCTTTACATCATCCGGTCTGTCAAGTGCTCGGAACAGAATCTCTAAGTGCACGACACTCTCATCGCCAAGAGAAAATTCTATTGTGTGCTTCATATCAGCAGCACGCCATTTGCCTAGCCCCTTAGGGAACCAGTCAAACCAAGTTTGCATAGTTGTATCAACGAGCTCACGATAAGTGTTACGCACAATAACCCAACGAGAATAGCGGACTCCGTCAGTGTGAGTTCTTTGCTCGCAAGCTCGCTTAAAGATTTCTATACAACAGGAGACGGATTTACCTGACCCGATAGGTCCGATAAGCCCACGTACAAAGCTATCATCGCGGTGGAACTTGCCAGCCGTTGGTGATGCCATGTAATTTATATTCTCCATAATATCTATTATAACACTTCTTCGGCCGTGTGTACACAGTTTCGATGAAATAAATCTAATTTAGCCGAAACATTGTATGTGATCCTCTAAGTCCCCCCTAAAAATTTTAGGACTGAACAAGTCTGCCTGTGTCGGGGCCCTGGAGCCCTAAATTTTAGAACTGAGCAAGTCTGCATGTGTCAGTGCCCTGGAGCCCTAAATTGCGAGCAGTACATATA